GGGACAGAGTCATACAATACAAGGGGTACCACCCCTTTAGGCGGCCACTAAAGCCGATGAATGTGGAGACGTTGCTAGATGGCGACCTGAAAGACGAGACAAATTGTAAGATCTACTCGATCCCTACCACAAAACCCATCGAGTTACCCCACCAGACCCTACCAGTCCCGCCGTTTGTCTTTGGTTTTTGGTTTATAAACCGCAAACCTAGCGGATTTTTTACGACAACCCCGTCAACACAGGAAGAAGTAGAGCGCCAGCTCAAAGAATTTGGGTACAAGGTCAAGATTCGCAAGACAATACACAACGGCTGGCGCCAATTTACCATATCGCCGACGATAGAGTCACAGTTGGCCCCTGGTATCCCAACAAAAATACCGGCAAACTACCTGCTGGCGGACAAAGAGCAGCGAATTGAGCTGCTGCGTGGCATTTTGTTTGCAAAACCGCGCCAATATTCGCCGCGTAGGGACCTGTTTAGGTTCTCTAGCACACATTACGGCACGGCGCTGTCAATTCAGGGCCTCGTTGAGTCGCTGGGTGGCAAAACTAACCTCGCGTTTACAGAAAAAAATAGTACCTACACGCTAACCTTTAAAACCCGGTTGAAACTGGTACCTAATCAGGTATCTAAGCCGATAAAAATACACCAGGCGCGTAGATATATCGAAAAAATTACAAAGATCCAGCCACAGACCTGTGTTCACATCGAGACAGACGGGCCGGATAACAGCTATCTCGTAGGAGAGGGTTTTATTTCATGTCGTTAACACCAAAACAGGAACTTGAATTAAAGAAGTTCGCACAAGCACGCACGCACTGGCCTAAGGACCAGCTCGAGGCCGCCGTTTGGCAGGTCAAGTGGCACCTACAGGCACTGCCGCACCAACGGGAGCCAGACGATGGCGAATATGATACGTTTCTTATGCTTGCCGGCCGCGGGTCTGGTAAAACGCACACTGCTAGCCACTGGATTGGTATCCGCGCTTGGCTGTATGACAACACCCGCTGGCTCGTCACCGCTCCCACCTCAAACGATATACGTGCAACTTGTTTCGAGGGGGACTCTGGACTTCTCAATATCATTCCCCCGTCACTTATACGAGACTACAACAAGTCCCTGTTTGAAATCACCCTTACAAATGGATCTCTTATACAGGGGATCCCTGCCTCGGAGCCTGAGCGCTACCGAGGTAAGCAATATCACGGCGCCTGGTTTGACGAGCTGTGTGCATTTGATTACATCGACGATGCCTACGATGGCGTACAGTTTACGCTCCGCTTACGGGACCCACGCATCCCCCGAGTGCAGCAGATTATTACCACCACACCCAAGCCAAAAGAATTAATTGTAGACCTAAACGAGGGCAAAGTAGGCGGCGACGTGTACGTGTCAAACGCCTCGTCTTATGACAACAGAGCCAACCTCTCAGAGACGTTCTTCAAACAGCTTGAGACTTACGACGGCACTGACATTGGCCGCCAAGAGATCTATGGCGAGATCCTTGACCCGGAGCAGTCGGGTATCATCAAGCGCAAACAGTTCCGCCTGTGGCCGGCCAACAAGCCGACTCCAACGCTGGAGTATGTCATTGCGTCGTATGATCCGGCGACTTCTGAGAAGACAATGAACGACCCGACCGCCTGCACCATCTGGGGCGTGTTTGAGCAAATAGACTCTGGGACGGCAATTATTTTATTGGACGCCTGGGACGAGCACCTGTCCTACCCCGAGCTACGTAGGAAAGTAATCAACGACTTTAAGGAGGTCGTCTACGGCGCCGATAATGACTTTGGCAAGGGCCGAAAGGCGGACCTGATCCTGATGGAAGACAAGTCGGCGGGTATCTCGCTGATCCAGGAGCTCCAGGGCGCCGGTGTCCCTGTCAGGGGGTACAATCCTGGCCGCGCCGATAAGGTACAACGATTAAACATTGTAGCGCCGCTGGTGTCTAAGGGCAAGGTGTGGATACCAGAGGAACCACAACGCAAGGGAGAATATGCAGACTGGGCAAAACGTTTTCTGCGTCAAGTATGTTCATTTCCAGAGGCTGGAGGACACGACGACTACGTCGACTCCCTCTCGCAAGCGCTGCGTGTTCTACGTGATTCTGGATGGATCCAACTCGACCCGCTACCAGCTCGAGACTATAGTTACGTGGATGACGACCTAAGCAAGCGATTTGCCAACCCCTACGCCCAGTAGGGCGGATCTCCTGGTATTTGTGCATTAGTATAAATAGGAATAACCACCCCACCGATATGAACTTTCTAAAGACCCCCCAACAAATGTTAATGGAAGAGGCCGGCATGGCTCCCGCCTCTCCGGGCATGTTAAAGACCCCACAACAGATGTTGATGGAACAGTCTGGCGTACAGCCCAGGTTTTTTTCGGATGGCGGCAGCACAGGCACAAACCCACAGGACATGTTGGCGGAACTAATTGCGCTGGGATATGAGCCACAACGATTTAACAACGGCGGCGGTGTTATGGGCACGGAATATGTGCCATACTACAATCCAGATGCAACAATGCAGGCCATACCAAACGAGTCACTGTACTCCCGCGCGCACGGTGCCCTAAGCAATATCTCTCCCACGATGGCAAGAATGCTTTTAGGTGACGCTAGGATGGGCGAGACAGGCATGGAGGCACCAATCATGGAATCATTTGCCAACCCACTATTGTGGGGTATGGCGGCGGCAGACTCAGCTAAAGACACATACGAGGCCGCTAAATCTGGAGACCCCCTTGGATATAGTGTTGGATTGGCGTCTACACTTTTTAATGCCAGCCCATTTGCGACGGCAGCAAAAAAATTAAAAGCGCCCGCTAAAAAAGCGGTTAAGGCAATTTCAAAAAAGATTAAAGAATAATGGCAAACCCAATACTACCCATTCAATCTGGTGCAAATTTGCCTGGCCTTGAAACTGAGCAAAACATTCAAGAAGCCATGGCACAAGATGCCGAGATGGACTACTACGAAGACGCGCTAGGATTAGAACCGGGCGACGTTGAAGAAGAAATAGTTGAACTAGAAGACGGATCGGTTGTTGTCAACTACCAAGAAAAACAAAGCCCACGTAAAAATCCAGAGTTCTATGAGAACCTGGCGGAGTCGTTTGATGAGGGAACATTACAGGCCCTGGCAACGGAGTACTTGGATTTAATTGACGCCGACAAAGAGTCACGTTCACAGAGAGACAAACAGTATGAAGAAGGATTGCGTAGAACTGGGCTTGGAAAAGATGCACCTGGAGGGGCGACGTTTGACGGTGCTTCCAAAGTGGTTCACCCGGTTATGGCAGAGGCCTGCGTTGACTTTGCTGCGTCAACGGCTAAAGAATTACTTCCGCCCGATGGCTTAGTTAAGTCTAACATCAAGGGCGAGGCAGACAGAATAAAAGAAGAGACGGCAGATCGTAAGGTTAACTTCCTTAACTGGCAGCTTACAGAGCAGGTACCTGAGTATCGCGACGAGATGGAGCAGTTACTCACCCAGTTACCGCTAGGTGGTTCACAGTTCCTTAAGTGGCGCTGGGACGAAGAGCAAAAACGTCCAATCTGCGAGTGGGTTGCGATTGATAACATTTTGTTACCGTATGCGTCGACTAACTTCTACACCGCGCAACGTGTAACCGAAGTACAAGACATCACCGAAGACACATTCTTGCAGCGCGTTGAGGCTGGTATCTACATCGACATCGATAGTGAGTATACCTCCGACGCTCCGCTAAATGATCAGACGCAATCTGAAAAGGCAAACAACAAGATCGAGGGCAAGGACATGCCATCGAAAAACATTGACGGATTACGTCGTGTTTACGAGATTACCTGCTTCATGCGCTTGGATGAAGACGACAAAACTAAGGGACAACGCGCCCCTTACATTTTAATGATTGATGAGACCACAAGTAAAGTCTTGGGTCTGTATCGTAACTGGGAAGCAAATGATGAGAAGTTTGAAAAACTGGACTGGTATGTCGAGTTTAAATTTATCCCTTGGCGTGGCGCTTATGCTATTGGTCTTCCCCATCTTATTGGTGGCCTTAGCGCTGCTCTCACTGGCGCTTTACGTGCTCTCCTTGACGCGGCGCATATTAACAATTCCCAAACGCTACTTAAGCTCAAGGGTGGACGAATTGGTGGCCAAAGCGATCGAATCGAACCTACGCAAGTAGTAGAGATTGAAGGAGCACCTGGTGTTGACGATGTTCGCAAGATTGCGATGCCAATGCCGTTTAACCAACCGTCCAGTGTATTGTTTAACTTACTGGGCTGGTTAACTGACGCAGCCAAAGGCGTTGTCACCACCGCAGAAGAAAAGATTGGCGAGGCAAACAACAACATGCCGGTTGGTACTGCCCAGGCTCTCATTGAGCAGGGCGCTAAAGTATTCTCCAGCATTCACGCACGACTACACCGCAGCCAAGCTAAGTCGCTGGCAATTATCTCCCGTATCAATCACTGGTACTTAGAGGAGATGGACAACCAGTCTGGCGAAGAAATTCGCGTGCGTGACTTCGCGTACAACAGCGACGTACGTCCAGTATCTGACCCCAACATTTTCTCCGAGACACAACGTCTAGCTCAGAACCAGGCTATTTTGCAGATGGCAACATCAGCGCCACCCGGAATGTTTGACATTCGGGCAGCGTATCGCAGGGTATTACACCAGCTCAAGGTGCCTAACATTGACGAGATATTGCCAAACCCATTGGGCGCGAAAGAGTCAAACCCAGCACTGGAAAACGTTTCGATGACAATGGGCAGACCAGCGGCGGCATACCCAGACCAGGATCACATCAGCCACATTAAGATTCACTTAGAATACGCTGCGAACCCAGCCTACGGCGGCAACCCTGTAATTGGGCCGTCATACGCACCGTTGGCGTTAGAACACATTAAGCAACACTTAACGCTGCACTATCTGCAATCGATGAGGGCATACGTTGCACAAGCTCAAGGTGGCCGGGACACGTTAGAGTTAAACCAAGAAAAACCATTAGACTTAGAATCTCAGCAGGCGTTGGCACTAGCCTCGCAAATGGTTGGACAAGACGCACAGACAACATTGCAGCCGTACATTGGCCAGATACAAGAGCTTGCAGGTAAAGTTCAACAGGCACAACAGGCCCAGATGGAGAAAGTTGCAGCCTCTGATCCAACGGCCCAGGTTATTCTTAAGACCCAGATGGCAGAGACCCAGCGCAAACAGCAAGAGGCACAGCTTAAGATGCAGATGGAGCAATCAAAAGCCCAGCAAGATTACGAGCTTAAGATTGCCGAATTGCAGCGTAAGGTGCTGGAGTTACAGAGCAAGTACGAGGTACAGACTGAGCTTGATAACCAGAAGAACTCTACCAACATTGCAATTAACAGCATGAACAACTCCTCGCGCGAGCGCGTGGCCGCTATGCAGGCACAGATGCAACTAACAAACCAAGAAGTAGCGCTCGCCCAAGAGCAGGCAATGCTTGGTATCCAGGCAGTAAACGAAGCAGAAAAAGATATCCGTCAGCATGGTATCGAGATTGAAAAACAACAGTTTTTAACTGATGCCGAAATGGCTAAGCAGGCAGTACAGGCAGCACTACAACCAAAACCCACCACAGGAGCATAACATGGCCGAAAATTTAAAAGGCTTCCGTCAAACATACCAGGAGACTGGTCAACTATCTAGCGGCGGCGGCCCAGAAGACAAAACCCTAGACGCTGGCGCGTCTGGTAGCCACCGCGACAACAACTGGAAGCGGGGCGCAGCCCAAGCTAAATTAAGAAATGGTAAGCCAGTCGGTCCAGGCAAAAATCTTAATGAACTTAAAGGCGGCAATTTTTATTAATTTTAGGGCGGAATCCTTAATATACTTGCATTAGTGAGATTATGAAGGACTTTTTATCTGAAATTATCGGTCGTGTAAAGGCTGAGCAAAAATCACTAGCGGAATCCGTTACCGCGGGAACTAACGTAAATTCGTTTGAGGACTACCAGAGATTGGTGGGCCGACACGAGGGTTTTAAGATTACGTTGGATATTATTAACGAGATTTTAACGGAAGACGACGAAGACGAATCGTAAGATTCAAGAAAGGAGATGCCGCATGGCATTTGATTTATCACAAAAGGAAGACCCAGATCTTCGCTCGGAAGCGGAATGCTTTCCAGACATTGATCCAGGTATTGAAGTAGCCGGAGACCGTGTTTTAGTGCAGTTACGACGGGAGAAGGATAGAAGCAAGGGCGGAATCATTTTAGTTGATGAAACCCGGCAAACGTTACGTTTCAATGAGACTGTAGCTAAAGTACGCCAGATTGGCCCACTAGCATATAAGTCGCCAGATACCTTAGAGCCTTGGATTGAAGGCCCTTGGTGCAAAGAAGGCGATTTGGTTAGAACCATCAAGTACGGCGGTGACCGTTTTGTTGTTAATCCGGATGATGAAGGCGCCCCCGTGGTGTTT